TCAAGGCGGCTGCGCCAGAAAATTCGTCGGTAGCGGCTGGGCGTTATTGAACATCTTGAAAATTTTTGTCCGCGTCGGCGCGCCCTTCTTCGCAAGCGCAGGAGCCTCGTTGGTCTGAACGAACCCCAACAGTGTTACTTGGCTCTGAGTTTGCAAATTCCACGCTGGAGCAGCTACCACGAGCCCCTTTGGAGTGGTCATAAATTGCTGGGTCAAAACATTGGGGTCGATGTCGCTCAGATTGACTTGCGTCCAGCACAGAAACGTCAAGGCCTCCGTCACCAAAAGCTCGTTTTGGTTATAGAAGCTAAGAAAGACATAAGTCGGATTGTTGGGGAGCGAGGATCGCGCATCGAGGGTGAGCAATATCAAAGAAGTATCGGTGTGGGTGGGACCCTGATTGTTGTTGAACTCGACGTCTGCAATCGTCCCTCCGGTAATCGGCCGGTAGTGGCCGGGGCCGCCGTCGAAAGCCAGAATGGGAGATCTATAAGTCGGATCGACACTGGTCGTAATGGCGGCGGCGTTGTAGTTCGAGCCATTGTAATTTGCCAATGCGGGATCAGCCTGGATCGGGATCGCCGCATAGGTCGCAACCGCAGTGCCCGAATCGCGGATCACGGTGTCACCGACGAGCCCGTCAAACTTGACCGGCCGGTCGAGGTTGTCGATCACCCAGGCGATCATATAGCCATTGGGACATGGCGGCGGGGGGATCACATTGAATTGGCCCCCACTGATATGCCCCTGCGTGTCAAACACCAGCTTGCCATTGACTGAGAAGACCGCGTTCATGTTGACCGTGAAACAGAGATTGTCCTGCTTGGGCACGCCCGGGCAGACCCATTGTATTCGTATCCTCACGGGTTGGTGCAGGCTGCAGGTGGCACCCGCCGGGCATACGGCGCCGAGCCCGAATTCGGTTCGCGCGGTGGCGACGCCGTCGACCGTGACTGTCCCCGTCTCGAATTTGGGGAAGACGATCACGCTTCCGGGCTCGTCGGAGTTGTATAACGGCACCGTCGCCGGCTGTACCGGCGCACAAGCCACGCCGAGGGCCGGCATCAGCACCAGCAAAATGCGTATCGAATTCATCAATATCGTGGCTTCCTTCACCTCGATCGACATTCGCCGGCTTCCCGGCGATTGTGCGGCCACGATCGCGCTTATGGGCGGGTTGGGCAACGGCAAATCGCGTGCGCCGCGAGCAGCAGGGCGATCGAGGAGACTTTTGGCCGCGCGGAAATGGGCGGCCCGAGGACACTCTCTACGGCGCGACTGAACCGGGAGTCTGAAATGGCTGCCCCCGGGCCTTGCTTGTGCCGGTCGGAGGATAACCTAACTGGGGAACTCACGCGGGAATGGCGGCACGGGTGCCAATACCCCGTCCTCGCAACCGTCGGCGGATCTTTTTCAGTCTGGTGGGCTGGGGTGACCCGCTCGGGAGGAGGGACGCTGCCGCTCTACCCTTCCTGATCGGCGCCGACGACGAGGTGGCATTCGCGCACTTCAGCGCGCGCGACGCGCAATGTGTCGGCTGGGTTGAGCTGGCGCAACACCAAAGTGTCGCCCTCCCAACCGACAAACTGCTTGATCAGCACGGCGTTGTCCTGCTTGTAGACGACGACGTCGCGGCCGCGCGTCGGCGGCTTGAACGGATTGACGTGTAAGAGCCAGCCCGGCTCGTACCGCGGCTCCATGCTGTCGCCGACCATATAGATTGCATAGGCCGAGCGCACGCCGCCCAAATTTGCGGGACGTGGTGTGTAGCCTATCGGTCCATCTTCGAGAAACATCTCCTGATCGCCGCCACCGCGCGCGGCGCTGCGGATCGGGATCTGATCCGAGCCGCGAGCCAGTCCTGCAGGTGACGACGGCGAGGCGGCATTCGCGCTCGAAGGCGGACGACCCCGCCCGCGCGGCATCGTGCCCGGCGGCGGCGGCGCTGTCGGCTCTCCGGCATGCCGCAGCACCTCCTCCTGCGAAGCGCTGAGAAAATCGGCGATTTGCACCGCCTCCAACAGCTTCATCTGGCGTTCGCCCTTCATCATCCGGGAGACCGCCGAAGGCGCCAGCCGAAGGTGGCGCGCAAGGTCCGCCTGCGTCGCGTTGACCCGCTCCAGGGCCTGATGAAACCAGCGACCGTCCATAATGTGTCCTCAGCAATTTGCTATATTGACACGCTACGAATCGAAGCTACCATGCCAATGTGATCCTGACAAGCGATTTGATGCGAAAACGGAGATACCTATGACGATTTCGAGGGCGCCGGCGGGGTGGGAAGATAAGGAGTGCGACCCAGGATGCGCTTATATCCATGACGACGGCGACCGCCGATGGACCTGTGGCGCCCCGCGAAAAGTGATCTCCCAGTCACGCAAGCAGGTTTCACCCTATTGTCACGAACATCACGCGCTCTGTCGTGTCCCTTACGGAAGCGAAGCGGAAGCCGGCCGATTGCGAGAGGTCGAGGCTCTCGCGGAAGTGGTCGGCGGCCGTCGCGGCCGCGATGCCGTGGGACCTTCGAGGCGATTTTTGAGGCGGCTCGAACAGGCTGCTCGCGTTATTTCGCGCCCTGATCGTTCATGATTTGTTCGTAATAACCCAAATGGCACGCAACCACTCTCGCCGCTTCCAGGGTTCTATCGGCGAAGACGCCGCAGTGATGCCCACGCCGGAACGTCACAAACATGGCATCGTCGAGCGCTTGGAGCGGCCGATCGCGGACGAAGCGGGACGCCCTGCTCGACCCTATCGAGCCGTCGACACGCTGGCCACGATGGAGCGCCGAGGTTCGATCACCGCAGCAATGCGCCAGGCCGGCGAGGATTTTCGCGCGCGCTTTGCGACCGCCCAACTCGACCCGCTGCGCACCCCCGATTGGTCACGACTAAGAGTGGGCGGTTCATTAGGGTTCAGGGCCGAAGACGAGCCCGGTCTGCGAATCGAGCGCGCACGCGATACGGTTTGGCGCGCCATCCTTGCGGTCGGCGGCATCGGCTCGCCCGCCGGCTCCTGCTTGTGGCATGTCGTCGGCTGGGAGAGATCACTCAAGGAATGGGCGCTCGAGCAGGGCTGGAATGGCCGTCTGGTCAGCCAGGAAGCGGCGTCGGGGATCCTGATCGCGGCACTTGGTGCTCTCGAGGGGCATTTCCGCATGGGCTCAAGTTTGAGATTTAAGCATTTCTAGATTGACAAATCCAGATCGATCTGATAGAAGACGCCGAGACTGGCGAAAGCCGCGAGGCGGCAAGGCAAAAGGTTCGGGCCGCCCGGCAGCACAGATAGCTTGCCGGTGTCTGAACGGGCCCGTTCGGCGGAGGGTTGCGGTTGAGGGGCTTGCGCGCGGGTTGGCTCGCTTCGCTGCCCGAGCCCGCGCGAAGCCACTTGGTCGCCGCGTTGAGCCCCGCCGAGGCGCGTGCGCTACTCTATGACTGGCCATTCTGGGCTCGCCCATCGCAGCTCCCGCCACAGGGCAACTGGCGGGTGTGGCTGCTGCTCGCCGGCCGCGGATTTGGCAAGACCAGAACCGGTGCGGAATTGGTGCGCGCGCGGGTGGCGACGCTGACGGCGCGCCGCTTGGCGCTTGTCGCACCAACCGCGGCCGACGCCCGCAATGTAATGGTAGAAGGCGAAAGCGGCATCCTGGCAATCTCACCGCCTTGGGACCGGCCGCGCTATGAGCCTTCGAAGCGGCGACTGACGTGGCCGAACGGGGCCATCGCGACGCTCTACAGCGCCGACGAGCCCGAACGCCTACGTGGGCCGCAGCATGACGCTACATGGTGTGACGAGCTCGGCAGCTGGCGCTATCCCGAGGCTTGGGACATGCTGATGTTCGGGCTCCGGTTGGGCCCCGACCCGCGTGTCGTGGTCACAACTACGCCGCGGCCGACGAAGTTGATCCGAGCACTTATCGCTGATCCTACGGCCGTGGTGACGCGCGGATCGACCTATGAGAACCGTGCCAATCTGGCACCCGCCTTCCTCGATCAGATCATTCGTAAATACGAGGGCACGCGTCTGGGCCGGCAGGAGATCGAGGCAGAGCTTCTCGACGACGTGCCGGGAGCCCTCTGGGCGCGCGGCATCATCGAAGCGGCGCGCGCGCATGCGGCGCCGTCATTGGTCAGAGTGGTCGTGGCGATCGACCCGGCTGCGACCTCGACCGCCGACGCCGACGAGACCGGCATTATCGTAGCCGGGAAGGACGAGCAAGGACAGGGCTGGGTCCTTGCCGATGCGTCGGGTCGCTACCAGCCGATGGAATGGGCGAAGACGGCGATCGCCGCCTATCGGACGCACCGCGCCGATCGGGTCGTTGCCGAGGTGAACCACGGCGGCGAGATGGTCGAGGCGACCTTGCGCGTGATCGACCCGAACGTGCCCTTTGCTGCCGTGCGCGCCTCGCGCGGCAAGGTGGCCCGCGCCGAGCCCGTGGCAGCGCTTTACGAGCGCGGCCGGATTCGCCACGCCGGAACGTTTGCACAGCTCGAGGACCAGATGTGCGGCTTTGTCCCCGCGGGTCACGGTGATGCCGGCTTGGGGCCAGGGGGACGCTCGCCCGATCGCGTCGATGCTTTGGTTTGGGCGCTGACCGACCTTCTGGTCGAGCCAATGCCCGATCAGGGGATCTACGACCTCTATCGCCAGCTCGCCCAAAAGGCCCGCTCTTAGTGCACCCACCCCTCGCCTCCGCAGGAGCAGGAGGTTCGAGCGGGGCGCAGATATTGCTTTGGAAAGGAGTCGCGAATTGACGCTCTTGGTCAAAGACGCCAACACGACCACGCAGCCGATCTCGACGCAGCCCGATATTGCCGGCAACCTTGTGCCGGTACACGCGCCGGCGACGGTGGCCGGCGGCATCGCGACACCGGTAGGCCCGACGGCACCGCTGCCGGTCATTAACACCGGTGGCGCCGCTGCTATCGACGGTAGCGCGACTGTCGTCGTCGGCGGTACGGCGCAGATGCTGTTTGCCGGCGTCGTTCCGGTCAACGGCTTTCTGGTCGCCAATAATTCCTCGGCGATCCTCTATGTCAGCGATGTCGGCCCCGCAGTATCCGGCGGTGCGTCGATCCCGATCGCTGCCGGTACCGTGTTCGCGACCCCGTCAGGCTACAAGCCGGCCGGCACCGTGAGCCTTTGGGGCGGAACGACAGGCCAGGCATTTGCCGCACGCAGGTGGTGATGAAGCGCCTTCTCTGGCTTGCCGCCTTTGCCTTTGGGCTAGGAATTGCGCTGCCTACCTTTGCACAGTCGCCCGGCAACTTTTCGACCTTGTCGACGAGCGGCACTGCGACACTCGGTGGCGACGTGCTGATGTGCTCGGGACGCCCGTGGATCGATGTGCGCTGCAATGGCGCGGCCGCCGACGGCAACCACGACGACACCGCAGCGATCAACACCACGATTGCGACGGCGATCACCAACAACTGGCCGGTTCATTTTTCGGCCGGAACCTACAAGGTCACCGCGCCGCTCTCAATCGATTATGCCGGCCAGGCAGGCAAAGGCTTCCGGCTGATCTCTGAGGGGGCGACGATCGATGGCCGGACCATCAGCTCGGCACCGGTGCTGCAGGTTCAGTGCGGCGGCGGCTCGCCTGCCAGTCCGACCGGATGCTTCTATTTCAAGGAAGAGGGCAGCCTTTTCGTCAACGCCAACAGCCCGACCTACGCTTTTGTGCTCGGCCGGGCCGATTTCTCCGACGCCCAGAATTCCATCAAGATCGATCACCTGATTGTCAATAATGCAAGCACTGCGCCGGGCGCCGGCGGATGCCAATTCAACTTCGTCCTCGACAGCGACATCTACGCGGTCTGCGATGCCGCAGGCGGCGGCGCCGGGATGGCGCTCGAGCAGGTGCAGTTCAGCCGCATCTCGGGCGCCGGCACCGCGTCCGGCACCGGCGGCAGAAGCCTGGTGCTCGAAAACGGCTACAATTTCAGCAATACGTTCTTGGCACTCGATCTCGAAGTCTCACCGACCTGTCTGGCCATCACCTTCAACCACAATGGCCTCAACACGTTTGTCTCGCCCTATTTCAATTGTACGACCGCGGTCAACGCGACGGCCAGTCTTGGCAATGTATTGATCAATCCGAACTACGGCGGCGCGACGGTCAATTTCGGGCCGTCTTCGACCGGGATTACGGTGATCGGCGGCGGGTCGCGCAGCCAATGGTATTTCCCGTCGGCCGCGAGCTATACGGCGGCCCCTGTCGACGATGGTCTCAACATCTCGAGCTACAACACTCCAGGCGCTTCCTTGACCGTAACGCTGCCGCCCATCGCGGCGGTGAACCCCGGCTGGACGATGGGTTTTGCGACGGACAATGGCAAGGGCATGACAGTCACTGCTCCAACAGGAGCGATCTTGTCGGGCGGTAAGGCGATGTCGTCCATCATCCTTGGACCCGGCAACTACGAGAATGTCGCCGTGCAGTCGGACGGTAACAACTGGCGCATCATTTCTTCGACGCGCAGCACCCGGTTGGTCAACGGCTTTGATCCGCCGCCCTGGCCGAGCAACTGGCTATATCCCTCGACCTCGGGTTATGCCGCGACGTTGGCCGACAACGGCAATACGCTCTCCAGCTTCAACACGACATCCGGACTGATCGTGACCCTACCCCCGACGACCGCGCTGCCGACCGGGTGGAGCATGGGTTTTGCCACCGACAACACAAAGCCCCTATCGGTGCAGGTCGACAGCACGTCGGGCGGGCACATCGTGTGGCCCGGGTCGGGCGCATCGTCGACGATGCTGGCTCTCGCAAATACGGCGCAGGGAGCGTACGAGTTTTTGGTCCTGCAATACGATGGAAGCGGCAATTTTCGCGTCGTCGATGCGACGCCGGCGACCAAGCAAGCAATCGGTATGATCGGCACCGGCGGGATCAGCCATTGGAGTTTTCCTGCGGTCAGCGCTTATGCTGCAACCGTTGCCGACAACGGCAATGTGGTATCGAGCTTCAATAGCCCGCTGTCGTTCTTCACGGTGACACTGCCGTCGACCACGGCGATACCAATGGGGTGGACCATCGGTGTCGCCAGCGACAGCAACAAGACTGCATCGGTGCAAGTCAACGGCGCGGCAGGTGGCCACATCTTGTTTCCTGGCAGCGGCGCCAGCGCCACCTCCGCGTCGCTCGCTCCCGGCAATTACGAGCTCTTCGTGCTGCAGTTTGACGGTAACAACTTCCGCATAGTGGAAGCGACGCCGGCGACGGCGACGAAGATCGGTATCTCGGGCAACGCCCCCGGCATCAACCGATGGAGCTTCCCCGCCGTCGCCACCTACGCCGCCTCGCAAAGCGACAACGGCAATGCAGTCTCAAGCTACAATACGCCCGCATCCTCGCTGAGCGTGACCTTGCCGACGACGGCATCGATCGTCACCGGCTGGACAATGGGGTTTGCCACCGACAACGGAAAGACGATGACCGTGCAGGTGAATGGCGGTGCCGGCGAGAAGATTCTTGTCCCCGCCGGTGGCGGCACATCCAGCAGCTCGATCACCTTGGCGGCTGGTCAGAATTACGAATTTGCGGCGCTGCAATTCGACGGCTCAAACTTTCGGATCGTCGCGGCGACGCCGCAGACGCTCAACAGTGTGGGCGGGCTGATAGGTTCGGGTTCACCGGCTTCCTCGTCGGCCTGCACTACAAACCAGATCACCCACGACAGCAGTTTTCTCTATATCTGCACCGCGCCGAACACCTGGAAGCGCGCGCCAATCATCGGAGGTTATTGATCATGGCCGCAGCCAGTCGCTCAAGAGGTGCGAAGTAAGCCATGCCACCTCCCGGCGGAAAGCGGACCTCATTGGCGCATCTAGCACCGATTGCGTCATACACCTGGGGAGGCTGGGGAACCCAAAACGACATCACGCAATTTCGCGAGGTGTTTCAGCCCGACCAGGGGATCTTTTCCCCCAGCTATCCGCTGGTGCCACCCGAGCGCGAGCGGGTGCGCGTGTGGGATTTTCCGGTCGGCTACAACACGATCTACACGCCGCGCTCCTACGAACCGGTCGGTTTCGACGAACTAAGGGCCTTGGCTGAGAGCCACGATATCACGCGGCTCGCAATCGAGACGCGCAAAGACCAAATCGAGAAACTCGACTGGACGATCAAATCCCGCAACGATCGCGAGCCAGCGGCGGATTCTCGAGCACGCATCGCGCGGTTGACTGAGTTCTGGCGCATGCCCGACGGCGAGCAACCCTTCGCGACCTGGCTGCGCGAGGCACTTGAGGACATCCTCGTGCTCGATGCACCGGCCTTCGAGGTGCGCCGCAACCGTGGCGGCGATATCATCGGTCTTGATGTCGTCGACGGTGCGACGATCAAAGTGCTGATCGACGATACCGGGCGCCGGCCGCGACCGCCGGCGCCGGCTTATGAACAGGTCATTCACGGGCGGCCTTGGCGACTGCTGAGCGCCGCCGATCTGATTTATCTCCCGCGCAACCGCCGCCCGCACAAGGCATACGGGTTCAGCCCAGTCGAGCAGATCGTCGTGACCGTCAACATCGGGCTGCGCCGGCAACTCATGCAACTGCAGCATTTCACCGAGGGTAACGTCCCGCCGGGGTTGATCAGCGCGCCGGACGGCTGGAACGCCGAACAGATCCAGCACTACCAAGAATGGTTCGATTCGATGCTCGCCGGCAATACGGGCAGTCGCACGCGGCTTCTCTGGGGACCGAGCAACGTAAAATACCAGGCCTTCAAGGAGGCGCCCTACAAGGATGATTTCGACGAATGGCTGGCGCGGATCGTCTGTTACGCGTTCTCGCTGCCGCCAACCGCGTTCATCCCGCAAGTCAATCGGGCAACAGCACAGACCGCGCAGGAAGCCGCTCTCGAAGAGGGCTTGGCACCGCTGATGGGCTGGGTCAAACGCCTCGTTGACAGCGTCATCCAGAGGCGAATGGGCCACAGCGATCTCGAATTCGTCTGGTCCGATATGCGGCCGACTGATCCCAAGGACCAGTCGATAATTCTTACCAGCTATGTCAAGGACGGGATCTTCACCGTGAACGAGGCCCGCGATGTGCTCGGACTCGACCCGGTCGAGGGCGGCAACGCCCCGATGTTTCTGACCGCGCAAGGGCCGATCCCGCTGGGCAGTCCTGGGGCGGCAAAAGCTGACAACGACACAACGACCGCCAGCCGGTAACCGCAGCCCTGCCATTGGGTGACCGGTGCCGGTCCTCGGCACTCACTCGGAATTCCGCTGGCCTGATCGGCCACACTAACCTGATCTCGCCGAAAATTTTGGAGGCCTCGATGAGCGTGCTGCCATCCGACATCGTCGTTTATGGCTCGGCCGACATGCCCGAGACCGACGGTGCCGCGATTGGCGGCGGGGTCGACTTCACACGCCGTGTCGCGTTCTACGACATCACCCCGGCCGGCAATGTCGATGTCATCTCAACCTCACTGAGCGATACCGCAACTAAGATCACTTATTCCGGACGCGACTCGACCGGTGCTGTTCAAAGTCAGACGCTGACCTTGAATGGGCAGCGCTGGGTGACCGGCTCCCAACCGCTCGAGCGGTTGCTGGGTGCAGCATTGTCAGGGGCGAGTGCCAACGGCCCATTGACGGATCCGGGTGGCGCCGCCGCAGCCGGAGACGTCACGCTCGCCGCGCATGGCTGCGTACTGCCTACGGGTACAGTGACCACCGACGCGACCGTGCACACGGCACAGACGGGGTCGACCAATCACAGCGGTGCGACCCCGGCGCTGTTCAAGCTGCAATCCGGCGATGGCGCCGCGGTTTCGGCCGGCCAAATCATCTGGACCGAAAGCGGCACTGGCGCCAACCAGTTGCGGCAGATTATCGGCACCACGGGATACGGCACCGACACGGTCGCGGTCAGCCGGGATTGGACCTCGGTGCCTGATACCACGACCACCTACAAAATCCTCGAGGGGATGCTGTTCGAGATCTCGCCGAACCCGGTAACGTCAGTGGTCCGCCTGTTCTCGTCCAGTGCGGCTGATGTGGCGGCGGGATCGCAGCGTACCTACTACGAGAAAGTGTTCCTTGTGAACAACAACACCGCAGCGGCATTGATCGGCGCGCAAATAGAGGTAGCAAACGAAACGCGGGCCATGCCTTCGGGTGCGCTTTTGGACTTGGCGCTGACCACGGCGTTAAACGACACCGGCGCGGTCGCCAATCGGCAGACCGCGCCCTCCTCCGGCATCAGCGCTTTCACGATGCAGCCGGCCCTCCTGAGTGTGCCGAGTCCTGGGAACCTGCCATCAGGCCCCGCGCCAAATGCGGCTGGCGCTCAGGGCGTGTGGTTGCGGCTGACCCTGCCGGCCGGCACGGCGGCTTACAAAGGTGCGGCAGCGCTCCGGATTCAAGGGACTACGACGTGATATCAAGGGCGACCATGTCATGAGCAATCCTCTCAGCGTCGCCTCGCTGGCGACGTTTCCACTGGGACCGGGCCAGACGACCGACAACCTGACTGGCCTGCCGAACAATCAGGCCAAAGGACTCGGCTCGCTCGGGACGACCCTGGTGCAGTATTACGACGACAACGTCGCACCGCTCCAGTTTAAGTCCGGCACTTCAGGGGTCATCGGGACCGGGACGGTCTCGCTGTATTTGGTATGCAGCGAGGACGGAGCCAATTGGACGAACGGGATCAACCCGAACTCGACATCCGATCAGTCTTCGCTGCTCGGCGGTCTGGTTCCACTGGTGCCAGCGGTGACCGTCACAGCAAACGTCTCGACCTATATGCTCCCGGAATTCTCGGTCTATTCATTACTTGGCTTTATGCCGACCTATTGGGCGGTCGTCGTCTATAACCAGTCGGGGACCGCACTCGACGCGACCGCGGCCAATTTCTCCGCTAAGCACTCGCTGATCAGCTATGCGTAAGGTCCTCGCCGCAGCACTCGGTTTGTTGGCTCTGGCGACGCCGATTCGCGTCGTGATGGCGCAAGGCGCCTCGCTCGGCCGTGGTGCGGCCTATGCCGGCGCTATCACCGGAATCAACGCTTATTCGATGGCTATGCCGTCAGTCCGCCATGCCTCCAATCAGGCATTCGACATCGCGTGCGGACCGGTCGCCAATGCCAACACTGGCACTGCAACACTTGCGGTCGGCAGCGCACCCGCATTGACGATCAACAAGCAGTCGCAGGCCGGCGCTGTGCCGCTGACGGCCGGCGATATCCCGGGCAATAGCACGCAGGTCTGCTTTCAGCTGAACGCCTCCGCCAGCGCCTGGGTCATGACGACGACCCTCATGGGCGGAGCTTCTCTCAATCCCTCCGCGCACACCGTCACGGCGGCCGAGTGGGAAGCCGGACAGCTCTTTATTTTCAACACCTCTGCGCTCACGCTGACCCTGCCCCCGGCTACCTCTCTTGGAACCGCCGGCGGGGTTGCGATCCTGACCATCGGGAACACCCTGACGCTCTCTCCGCAGTCGGGCGATGCGATCGACAACGGCCAGGTCGGCGGCGGTACGGTCGGGGCGTCAGTCACGATCCCGGCCGATATTGCGACATTGGTAACGACCTCGAGCAATCCAGGGAACACGGCATTCTCGGTGCCGCTCGGCCCGGTGCAGTATTTCCCGGTCACCTGGTACGCCGGAATGAATCTGGTCAATCCGTTCTCGATCGGGCGTGTCGCCACACCACGGACCGTGGTTGGGGTCAAATGCCGGGTCGACACGCCAACAGGGACGACGGGCACCAACATCGACCTCTATGCAGTGCCGAATGGGGTGGCGCCGAGCGGTGTCACCTACAAGCTTAACACGACCGCGTGCAACGCCAACGGGATGGCGAACACCGAGCAGGACATGGGGATCAGCGCAAACTATGCGCAGATCCCGGCCGGCTATTGGATCGTCGCATTGCCGAGCGGCTCATGGACGAGCAGTGCCGGCATCGGTGCCATTCAGGTCGCTTACCGATGACCCGACTGCTGTTCGCGATCATCTTGGCCGTACCGATTGCCGCCAGCGCCAACATGCTGCTCGCGCCAGGCGGCAGCAGAGGCTCGGGCTCGAGCGCTGCGGGAGCGCGCACCTGCAAGACGGTATGGGTGGATCAGGGGCACGACAATTTCGGCGGCAGCGCGCAGACGATATGGATCAACGTAGGATGCTGACTGTGAAAAGGTTTTTTTGTTTCGCCGTGGCGCTGGCGAGCGTCCTGCTCATGCGCCCGGCCTCGGCTACCGTCACGGTCTCGATCACCAATGCCTCGAGCATCGGGACGAATGTCGGTTCGCTCGCCAAATTGACCGGCGCACCTTCGGCTGCGGTCATCACCGCGACCACCGACACGGCCGGTATTATCGGCATCGTCGTCAGTGGCGGCGGCACCAGCGGCAACGCGTTGATCGCGGTTGACGGCATTGCCTCATGCACCTTCGACGCCGCGGGCGTCGCAGCCGGTCACTATGTGCAGAACAGCGCGGTGACGGCGGGCGACTGCAAGGACGCGGGTGCCAGCTACCCGTCAAGCGGCCAGGTCATCGGCATCGCGGTCCAGACGGTCGCATCGGGTGCGTCGAACATCGTTGTCTTCCCGCCCGGCAACACTCCGACCAGCGGCAGCGGCGCCTCGACCTCCGGGGCAAATATGTGGACTGGGCAGAATTCCTCCCCTCCCTGTCCGCTGGCCGATGCCGCGACGATCACTGTCAGCGCAACCGCCTGTGTGGCCAACTCCGCCGACGGCGTGTCATTCCAGACAGTGACCCTCGGCGGCAACCGTACGCTCGGCAACCCGACCGGGCTAGTGTCCGGCCAGACCATCACCTTTCGTGTCGCACAAGACGTGACCGGCAGCCGCACTTTGAATTTCGGTAGCGAGTATAAATTCGCCGGTGGCGCGCCGACTCTGTCGACCACCGCCAACGCTGTCGACCAGATCACCTGCTGGGCCCCGTCGGCGAGCGAGCTCGACTGCGTCGCCGCCTTGAACGTGCGTTAAACCGATGAATGCAACAAGTTTACGAGCGACCGCGATCTGCGCGCTGGCAGCTGCCACGCTGATCGGCACCTCGGCCCTGGCTCAGCTGTGGAACCAGCCGACTTTGATGCCCGCCGACTCTGGCGGCGGCAGTGTCGGGCCGATCACCTTTGTCGGATCCGGGGCGCTCGGCCAGTCCAGCGGCAGCACCAATAGCTTGAGCGCCAGCTATGCGGTCTCTGCGGGCACCAACGAGGGCCTCGTCCTATGTACCGGCGAGATCGGCAGTACGGTCAGTTCGGTTACCTACAATGGCGCATCCGCCACCCAGCTGGCTACGTTCAACACCGGCTACTACCCACAAGACATCTGGTACATTCCGCTCGGGAACACAAGCGCCGGCTCGCACACCCTTACAATCACGACGGCCGCAACTGCCACGATCGTCGGTGTCGTCGGAGAGTATGCCAAGATTCAGCAGACGGCCTCTCCGGACGGGTCAAACCATGTGGCCTCCAGCGGCACCACCTATATCTCCGTCACGACTACGACCTCGGGTGATTGGGTGATGATTTGCACTGTTAATACTGCTCCGCAGACTGCGGGATCAGGGGATGTGCTGCGCCAGAACAACAATAACGGCGGTGCCGGCAACCCCAATCTGTTTGACAGCAACGGCGCGGTTCCGGCCGGCTCAAATTCCTTTACGATAAATTCGAATGCCGACATGCAGGCTGTCGGCCTGAGACCGGGTTGATCTCGGCATGGCGCGCGCACTTTTGCTGCTGCTCTGCCTGGCCGCCGGCATGGCCCCGGCTGCCGACGCACGCGGCTTGCGGGGCCACACCAGCAACCAAATGATGTTCCTGGTGATCCAGGGCGACTCGATTACCGAATGCGACGGGGTTAGCACCCAGAATTGCTACGTCACCGTTGTGTCGCAATATGCGAGTTCGGTGCGCGGCATCGCCATGCCGCCGAGCGTAAGTAGTGCTGATGCGGGGGCCGGTTTTTTTAATCTGTCGGTCAACGGACTGACCTGCACCTCGATGGGCAGCTGGGCTGACGGGTACGTAAACCAACCCAATGCGCGGCTGGTTATCTTCTGTGGCACGAACGACATCTCGAACAGCCATACGGCGCAACAGACGTATGCCGGGTTCCTCACCTGGCTCAACGCCCGCATTGCCGCCGGCTGGAAGGTGGGAAACATTGTTGCAATGCAGGCTCTGCCGCGCGGTGTGCCGCTAAGCTCTTCCGCATTCGAGGCTCTACGCCAACCCTACAATCAGCTCCTGGCGGCCGGCGCGGCCGCCTATGGCTATCAGCTAGTCCCGTTGGGCGACGATACGGTGATCGGCCAACCGGGGCAGTGGGCCAACCTGACTTACTACAAGGACGACGAGATTCATCCGGTCGACGCGGGGCACGCGATCATTGCCGCCGACATCGTCGGCCTGTCGGCGAGTTGCCCGACGTGCCCAGGTGTACGCTAGAAATGGCCACGAATTTTTTCAACTTTGGACCCGAGCTTGACCGGGTCAATGCGAATGTCAAGCACCTCCTCACACAGATGGGAACTATTATGGCGACAATCGACGATCTGACGAAGGCAGTAGCGGACGTGCAGGCTGCAGTGCAGGCTGCTATCAGCCTTATTCAATCGCTCCACATGGGAGCCGGCACCGTAACCGATACCCAGGTAGAGGATGCCGTGTCCAAGCTGGAGGCCGCTGCTATGGCGCTCGGAGGAGCACAGCCGCAGCCGTAATCCTCTCGCAGTCCGCCGATATGCCGATGCGAGATTGATGGTTCGGGGCGTTCCTTATGCAGGTATGGGCACCGCCGGCGGAAGCCGGCGGCTGCTCCATATGCACTAGACCCGCAGGTCGCGGGGGGTGGATGTCAAAGATACTACGCCATCGCTCGGAGGATGGGCGGGTTCGGCGGCTCGTCCAGCCGCTGTCGACTCTCGTCACGATCCTTCGGCGGCGCACGGCGGATGGGCGAGTGCGACGGATCTTGCGCTCGGCTGCCGCGTCCCCGATCGCCGTCACTGTCATAGCTCCGGCAGCTCTCGAATCGCTGGTTCGCCATAGTGGTGAGACGAGCGCGCCCTTCGAATGGCTTACACTCAGACTATCTGACGTCGCGGTCCCGGTCGAGTGGCCGACACAGACTAATAAAGTTATTGGCAATCAAATTCTGTCAATCGAGTGGTCAGCGCTGCCCCCGCCGCTGCGCGTGTCACTAGAGCGTCTGCTTGCCTCCCCGGGTAAGCGGCGCACCCTGGCTACACCTGGCCGTGTCCGTCTTCTCACGCGGGGATGAAAGATTGTTACCCGCCCTCGGGTCGGCTCGGAGTGCCGGTTCGATCCAAAGCATATTGTGAGAGGTTTGAGCAATGCGAAATCGACCATCTGTCCGTTACTTATTTATATTGCTGTCGGCACTATCTGGATGTACGGAGGTCGGCAAGCTCGCGGTCAGCGATCTGACGAACGCTGCACAGATCGCGTCCCAAAGCGGCGACCCGCAAGGAGCCGCGTGCTGGACCGCCTTGACCCCCGTCGCCGCTGTGGTCGAAACCGTGCCAAATCCTGGCTTGGCCTCACTGGTCGAGGCTGATCGGCTCTTCGCGCAAGCAACAGAAGGGCCGAATGCACCCTGCAACGCGGTCGCGGGGCTAATCATGTCGATGGTCTTGCGAAAAGCCGTCCCGTTTCTGCCTTGAGAGCCGCGAGAAGCTCGACCTTGTCCGAGCCCTGAGCTGCGCGGCCGAAGCGGGTAGTCGCGGTTTTCTGCGTAGTTTCCGCGTTAGCCACCAATCAAAAGCCAGTTCAGGAGCTCGCTATGCGTCTGGCGACACCGTTCGATCCTATCGAGATCGGCGAGATTGACAATTTCGCTTTCGACTTTACCGCCGATATGGGTTCGGCGACGATGGTTTCGACAAGTTGGAGCTGTGCGCTAGCCCCATTCCAGACGGTCACCGATCCAGCGCCGCAGTCTCGCGTGTTGTCGGTTTCTACCCAGACGGAAATCGAGTTGCGCAGCTCGAGTGACGGGTCTCTGCAGACGCGTCGCGGGTTCTTCTCGGTCGCCTCGATCGGCGGCATGCCGGCTAGCGCAGCCGGCGGCACGTACACTCTCGAAGCCGCGGCTGCCTTAAGCGACGGCCGCCTGCTCAAGCTCAATGCGACGGTCCTGTGCAAACCGCCGGGGCCATGACAGTCAGGAATTCGGCGATGTCCACAAAGCTGTATGCGCCTACTCCTTTTGCACAGTTTCAGACGTCAGGCGCTTCGTACACGGCGGACGCAAATGGCATAATTGCTGCGGCCGCGACGGGCGATGTGATCGATCTCATTCGCAGCGGCTGCACGTTATTGCCTGCCTATGACAACCTTCTGGCAACGACCGATCCGAATGCGTCCAACGATAATACCCAGGGTTATTCCGTCGGCTCACTCTGGGTCAACAACACGGCGAGACGACTGTGGACTTGCACCTCGGCAGCGACGGGCAATGCAAACTGGGTTCTAGATGGCGTCGTCCCCGGGTTGGGCGCGGAGCCTTCTGACATTTCGACCTATTTCGGGGGCGGAACCGCCACTTTTTTTAGAGGAGGCAACCTCACTCGGGTAGTAGGTAACCCAGTCGGCGCCAACACCGCCGATGAGGCCGACGATGTCTTGGCGAGCTACACGCTGCCGCCATCAAGCTTTGACGTTGCTGGCCGTGGGCTCCGCATAACCGCCCAGGGCAGCACGGGCTCAACCTCCAACAATAAGCGCATCAAGCTGTGGTTCGATGCCACGATCTCTGCTGGGGTAGTCACCGGTGGCAGCGTCATCGCCGACACCGGACCCTGGATCAACGTGACGATCCCGAACAACAATGTCGGCTGGCAGCTGATGGCCAACGTTTTCAAATATGGCCCCGGCGGCTCGAACACGCAGTACGCTCAAGGTACTACGATCCTTGGCGGCGTCCATGGCGGGATCGGCTTTCCGATCTTTCCCACAGCGCTGGAGTCCAGTGCAATCGTGATTGCCCTCTCGGGCGCTTCCTATTCGGCGGGTGCAGCCAACGACGTGGTTGCGACCTGGTTTGAAGTCAACGCGATGAATTGATCGAGTAACGAACAAATGTTTCACACGATAACATTGCAGTGGCCGCTGCAGCCCAGCACTGTCATCGGCTTGGGTATACTCGCCGGCACGGTCTGCTACCTCGTGACGGGAGACCCAGTCTGGGCAGGGGTCGCCGCATCGGTCGTCAAGATTCTCGTCCCGGACAATTCCGCGGCAGCAAGCCAGGTGTCCCAAGCGATCGAGACCCTGGCGCAGGCGTCAGGGCACCCGCCGGCAAGGGCTTCGTGGCAACCGTCTCTCGTTTCCGACGATCAGGGGACCAATGCCGGATCGCTTTGCCGGGAGCCGCCGGGAAAATGACCAACCTCCGGACTGGCTTGCTCAGCTCATTGGCAGGATGTTGATCATGCGACTTTACGGCGCAATTCAGAAGGTCGAGCCTCAGGACGATGGCACCGTCAAGGTGCACGGGATCGCTTCGTCGGAAGTGATGGACGACCAGGGCGAGATCGTTCGGGCTGACGCGATCCGCGCGGCGATCCCGGACTATATGCGCTTCCCGGCACTGCGCGAAATGCACCAGCTCGCAGCAGCCGGAACGACGCTGGAAGCCGAGGTCGGTGACGACGGGGTGACCAGGATCGTCGCCCATGTCGTCGATCCCATAGCGATCGCCAAAGTCAAAAACCAAGTCTATCGAGGCTTTTCGATCGGCGGCCGAATCATACAGCGCGAGACCGGCAATCCGAAAGTGGTCACCGGCCTGGTTCTCAATGAGATCTCGCTGGTCGACCGGCCGGCAAACCCGGCAGCCGTCTTCGACTGCTGGAAAGCCTCGGCTGCGCTAGACCCGATCCGCCAAGCTGAGACGCGCCAGATGGCAGTGTTATCCTCTGCGCCGGAGCCATTCAACCCGCCGATACAGGTTTGGGCTTGCGGTGTGGCGGACCACCACCATCGCGGCAAAGCCGAGGCCACCAAATGTCTCGAAAGCCGAACCTTCGTGGGGCCAGACGATACGCCGCCGCAAACCGCCGAGCGACTGCCCGGGAGCCGGCGAGAGACCGACGGTGCTACCACCGCCGAGGCCAGGATCGATGCAGCAAAAGGGGCAATGGGACCGGCCGAAGGGACGCTCCTGAAGGACGAGCCGGCCTACGCCGATCCCGGCTTTCAGCCCGACGGGAAGCGGCGTTACCCGATCGATACTGAGAGGCATATCCGCGCCGCTTGGGGTTACATCAACACGCCCAGCAACGCCGAGCGTTACACCGCCGGACAAATCGAGCGGGTTAGAGCGGCCATTATTGCCGCCTGGAAAGACAAAATTGACGCCGAGGGGCCGCCGTCGGCTGAAAAAGCCTCTTCGGGACAGCTCACGAAGTTGGTGTTGGACGCCGGGCGCGTGGCTCAGGTCATCCTCGAACTCGACTGGCTCGCGGATGTGTTCGAGGTTGAAGCGGTTTTGGAGGGCGACGGTTGGCCACAGCCGGCTCGCTTGCCTTCGCTTATCGCAGAACTGCGCGGTTCCCTGAACACGCTATTAGGCGAGCGGATGGATGAATTGCAAGGCAGCGCCGAGATCGGCGACGAGAGTCCCGCAGCTGCACCCGTTGGCGCCCTTCCCGAGATAGGAAATTCGACCATGCAAACGGCTGCCGCCGCTCACATTGCAAAGGGAAAGCATCCGCCAGCCGACCAAGCTCTTGCAGACATCGCTCTATTTGCGTCCGACAAATGCTTAAACACTGACGGCCTGTCAGCCGAGGATCGGGCGCACCTGGTGAAGGTCTGCGACCACCTCCGGGGCGCCGGCGCATCTTCGCCGGACACCCCATCTGTCGGTGGAGCAAAAGGGTCGAATGCAATCGGACCCGTGGCCGGCGAGCGCGACTGCTCGCATCAAAACCTGATGGGTATCGCCCATGAATGCATCGGCAAGCTAACAGGTGGAAGGGCGTGCATTGATCCGCCCCTGCAGCAGGATTTCGGATCCAGTCGCATAGCGGGAGCCGGCCCCAAAGAAGCTGCCGGGGTCGGTGCGCACGATTTCGATGAAACGATGGCTCACCTGTGCATGGCGCATCGCCATCTGGTCGCAGCCGGCGCCGAATGCAGTGCGATGGGGATCGGCGAGGAAGAGCGCCAAGGCACTAAAACTGGCTCGACAAAAACTTTACGAGCAGAAGAATTGACCAAGGCGTTAGCCGAGGAGCGCGCCGCAAAAACCGAGCTGGTCAAGGCGCTCTCTGAAATGATACCGCTACTCGACCGGCTGTCGAAGCGTGTCGACGACATCGCCAACACTCCGCTTCCGCCGCTGACGATCGCCAAAGGCGCTGTTTCGGTGTCAAAGCAGCAGGATAGCGGCAATACGGAGGCCACCGGTAACGGCCCGCTCTCGCGGGAGGCAATAGCATCCGCGCTCGCCAAAATGAGCAAAGAGGAGCAGACCCTCACCTTAATAAAGGCGAGTCACGCAAATCCCATGCCGGTACCTGGTGCAGCAGCTGAACGCTAACGTCCGACCGTCCAAACGGGGACCGTCACACTGAAGCCGATGAGCGCGAGCTCATCACTGTATTTGCCAAACTAAAGTAATCGCTAGCTAACTTACACCCATGCGGCCTCGCGGCGAAGCCGAGCTTCGTCTTACGGCGAACAGGGCAGGTGCCCGCTCGCGCTGTAGCTGAGGAGCCGTCGTCGAGCCTGGCTTTCGTCCAGGCTTTTCGTTGCCCCCCTTTCGGGAGGACCTTTGATGAACCCAATGACTCAGGAATCGCTGGAGCTCTTAAAGGGAGCTCTGGCCAAGCCAGACGACACGCTGGCCAAGTCGATCTCGACGGCGACCGGTCTGCTCGCCTATGATCTTCAAGCGCCGGCCAAGAATCTCTATCCATTCGTCACTCCGATCCGCAACGTCATGCCTCGCATCGGCGGCGGCACAGGCTCAGCGACGAACTGGCGTCAAGTCACCCAGATTATCGGCTCTGGTTTTGACGCGATGGGCTGGGTACCAGAAGGCCAGCGCTCGGGACAAATGTCCTATTCGACATCGAGCAAATCAGCCACGTATGTGACGATTGGCGAAGAAGACGCGGCGACCTTCGAAGCAATTTCGGCCGGTCGCGAGTTTGAAGATATTCAGGCACGAATGACCCTTCGCCTGCTGCAAAAGATGATGCTCAAGGAGGAGATGGCCATTCTCGCCGGCAATGCCTCCTTTCAGCTCGGATCCCCTGCGACCCCGGCGCTGTCGGCCTCGGGCGTTGGCGCCACGCTCCCGTCGGGAACCTACTTCGTCAAGGTCGTCGGCTTGACCCTCGAAGGATACCAGAATTCCAATCTCCTGAACGGCGTCGCCACCTCAAAGACCGTTACGGGAGCCGATGGGAAAAGCTTTATGCTGTCTGGCGGCTCGTCGAACATCAGCGCGGAGGCAAGCCAAGCGGTAGTTCTCGGCCAGACACTGCTTTGTAGCGTGGCCGCCATGCAGGGCGCCGTTGCCTATGCCTGGTATGTCTCGACGGGGACCGGGACCGAAACCCTACAGACGATCACGACGATCAACAGCCTTGCCGTCAGCGCCCCTCTAAGCACCGGCAACCAGTCGCAGACCGCTTTCACCGCGGACAATTCCGCCAACCCTAGCTATGCTTATGACGGATTGTTGACCGCGGCGCTCAAACCCGGATCGAACGCCTATATCAACATGATGCCGACCGGTGCCGCCGGCACCGGGACGCCGCTGACAGCGTCAGGCCGTGGCTCGGTCGTGGAAATCGACACGATGTTTCAGAGGATGTGGGACAATTTCGAGCTGTCCCCGACCGTCCTTTATGTCAACTCCCAGGAGCTGAAAAACATCACCAATAAGGTGCTGTCGAACGCTTCCGGGCCATTACTGCACTACGACACGCCGGCGGATGGAAGCCGCGGTGAGTATCAGGTGACTGCGTCCGGGGTCGTGCAGTTCTACTATAACCCCTTCGCACTTGAGGGCGGACTGCGGATCCCGATCAGGATCCATCCGCGCGTGCCCCCAGGCACGATCATCGGCTGGGCTGAAAATCTTCCAATTCAATACCAGTCGAACGAGGTACCAAATGTTGCCGAGATCAAGACCCGGCAAGATTACTACCAAATTGACTGGCCGATCGTCACCCGTCAGCGGCAAGTCGGTGTCTATGCCGAAGAGGTTCTGGCGGTATACGCGCCATTTGCGATGGGTGTCATCTGCAACATCGCTAACGGCTGATCACGCCAATGCCAGTCTCTGACTTCGGCTGAAGGGGTTGTTCCGTGTCCGACGCTGACGCAATCGCATTACGGGCCATCTTCCCGGTGTGGGGCTCCGTCGGGCACGGGAGCGAGCGATACCCGCACTACCTCGACGGGGTCGTGCGGGTGCCGCGCGAGGGGTCGCCCTTCATCGGTTTCACAATGCCGGCTCTGTCGTTCACGATCCCGTTGCTGTGTCCGCAGAGGCGATGACATGGACCGGAAGGTGACGCGATGAATCACGACGCCCCGATGACGACCCTGACGACTGCCAATGACCCTGTGGTCAAGGCGATGCAAAAAATCAACGCTGCTTTCTTTTCCGCGGCCCAAGACCTCGGCGTGTCAGTGGCTTTGGAAGGGATCGCCAATATTCTGGTCATCAACCTCGCAGCTGCCTATGGCGAGACGGTGGCAATGGCAACGCTCGGCGACATCGCGGCGACTGCAGCCCCGATAGCCCGTATATGGGGCGCAGTCGCCGTAGCAACGGTTCACGAGGCAGGAAACGCGTAATGGCCAATTTTGCACCATCTGGACCCAGCTTTGGCGATCTTACGACGCTAGCCGACGTCAAGGCGTGGCTGCAGACCGGTCAGAGCGCCTTTCCGGCGACTGACGATGCACTGTTGACACGCTTGATTACAGCAGCCAGCCAGTACATTCAAACTTGGCTCAACCGGCAGATCGCTTCGCAGGATTGGATCGAGATACGCGATGGGGTCGGGAGTGTCAGTCCTCCATGCGAGGCGAGATATCAGTTCGCGATATTTCCGGTAACCGCCGTCAGCCTCGTTACCGTCGACGGGATCGCGCTTGCGCCGATCCCGTATTCCCCGCCGGCTACACCCGGTACCGCCGGCGTCTACTATTTTGCGGCGCGATCCGGATATCTGTTCACCGCAACACAGCTGGTGATCCGGGGATACGCGGTACCGCGAAAAGCGGGATGCGTGACCTTACAATATACCGCAGGATATTCGGTGACGCCGCCGGACTTGGCTCAAGCTTGCATTGAGCTCGTGGCTCTGCGGTATCGCGAGCGTAGCCACGTCGGCGAGGTCAGCAGAGCAATTGGCGGAGGTGAGACGGTCTCGTATTCGCAAAAAGATATGAGCGACTCGATAAAGACGCTCATTCAGCAATACCGCATCGTCACACCCACCGCCGGGTTCCTGATGCCAGCCCCGCCCCTCACAAATCCGGCCATACTTGCGAGTGTCGTGTGATAACGACCTATCTTATCGGTGACATGGAGCTGGTCGAACGTCTGCGCGCGCTGCCTGCCGCACTCAATGCAGGTCTTCTTCGCGCCATCGCGGAGCTCGGCATCCAACTACAGCGCGACATAAAGCAAAACAAGCTGAGTGGACAGGTGCTCAAGAGCCATACCGGGGCGCTGAAATCAAGCATCGATCTGCACATCGACTCGAGCGGAGGCGTAGTCACTGCGAGCGTATTCAGCAACAGCCGCTACGCCGCCGCTCAGGAATTCGGATTTGCCGGTACGGTCAGCGTGCGTGCCAGTCTACGGCGCATCACAGAGGCCTTTGGCAGGCCGATCGCTGAAAAGACCGTAAGCGTTCGGGCTTACGATCGCCGCATGGATCTCCCTGAGCGCTCTTTTCTGCGCTCAGCGCTTGAGGAGATGACCCCTGCCATCCGCGACCGGGTCGAGGCTGCTTTAGCGGAAGCGGTGTCATGATGGTTCAGCAAGACACACATCTTGCGCGGCAGGAGCGCTGCGGATGATTGTCCGTGAGTCGATTTATGCTGCCCTTTGGACCCTCGCGGCCAATGCCGGGAGCTTTGCTAGCGTCGGCCGACGGCTACGACATTGGGCAGACGTGACTCCGGCGGAGCAACCCGCTCTGTTCATGGCTGAAAAAGGCGGGCACGCCGTTACCAAAGTGCTAGGAGCACCTATCGCGTGGACGCTCTACGCCGATTTTTATGTCTATGCGCATTCGAGCGATCCGTACCTGGCGCCGGCAATGATCCTGAACCCTCTGCTGGACGCGCTCGAGGCTGCGCTGGCGCCGTCGCCGGCGACGGGTATTCAAAACCTCGGACTGCCCTCTATGGTGCAACACGCTTACATCGCCGGGAAGGTCGAGACCGATGAGGGCGTGCTCGGCAATCAGGCCATCGCGATCGTCCCGGTCGAGATCTTGTGCGTCTGACGCATCCCCCGGTGAAGGGTGGGGGGCGACTCGCAAAGTGACTCCACTGGCAGCCGCCGACGATTTGCTGCCCTCAGATGAAATTAGCCCCGTAGGAGTAATGACATGGCGGTGGAGAATTCTGGCGGATGCGCGGTTCTTCCAGAGAATGATGCCGAAAGCCAGACCGCCTCAGCAGACAGCGGTGTTGAGATGGACCAGCTGATCGAGCGTTGGTGGCAAGACCATTTCCCCGGCTCTGCAGTCGCCCGCGACACGTTCGCTTGGAATGTCGCCTATGCCGCCAAGGAAACGCTGAAGCGGCTTTTGAAAAAGGAGTATCTGACATGCAATTGAGCTTCGGCTCGGGGGCGGTTTGGGGCGAACGCACCGACGTGACCGGGTCCGGCATCGGCCCGCGTCAGTTCGGCGTGCTCCAGGATATCCAGATCGATTTCGACTGGACCGATAAGCCGCTGTATGGACAACTTCAATTTCCCGTCGCCATAGCCCGCGGGCAGGGCAAGATAACTGGTAAGGCAAAGTTCGCCCAGATTCTCGGATTGCTCTATTCCGACATCTTTTTCGGGCTGACTCCGGCTACCGGCCAGTTCGCTGTATCTCAGCTCGAAGCCGCCAGCGTCCCGGCGGTGACACCCTATACGGTAACTGTGGCCAACGCAGCCAATTACAACGACGACCTCGGTGTCGTGTACGCTATCAGCGGTAAACGCTTCAATCGAGTAGCAACCCCTTCCGGCGCCGGGCAATACTCCGTCAATTTCGCCACCGGCGTCTATACTTTTTCGTCTGCTGATGCGAATGCTGCGGTTTTGGTATCGTACACCTATGCCCAGACGACGTCCGGCAGCAAGCTGACGATTACGAACCAGGTGATGGGGACGACGCCGACTTTTAAGGCAACGTTTTACAGCACCTATGCCGGTAATGGGACGGCGTTGCGCCTCAACGCCTGCATGGCGGACAAACTGTCGCTGCCGACGAAGCTCGACGACTGGACGATCCAGGAGCTCGACTTTTCGGCCTTTGCCGATGCATCGGGTACGATCGGCTACCTGAGCACGGTCGAGTAATGATCCCCGGCGTGACGATCGCCATGGGCGGCCGGGATTGGCTGGTCCCGCCGCTCACACTCGGCCAGCTTCGCCGTTTGATGCCGAAGGTGCGGCAATTGACCGAGGTCGGCGTATCGATGGGCGAAGCGCAGATTGGTGTTCTGGTCGAAATCATCGCCACCGCTCTGCAGCGCAACTACCCAGATACCACCGCGGAAATGGTGGAAAATCTGCTTGACTTGGGTAACGCCAGCAGTGTCCTCAACGCCGTTCTTACCGGCTCAGGAATGAAGCTGCGCGACAATCCCGCGGGGGAAGCGCCTGCCCCCGGGCTCAGCCCGGGGGCAGGCTCGACGCTCGCGGCGCGACCACTGGACCCAGTGCAGGAGGGGTCGAGAGCTGGGGTCACATTTATGGGCTCCTCGCTACCGTCTGCGGTTACACCTATCCCGATATAGACAATATGACGCTCTTCGACCTCGAAGAGCTGACTTCGTACTGGGTCGAGCATCCGCCGGTCCACATCCTCCTCGGGGCGTATCTCGGCGCCGGTAGGCATCAGCGAAGAAAGGTAGCACCGTCCGCCTTCGCTCCGGTCCACGCGCCTCCGGACCTCCAACAGCTTCTCGCCGAACTCGGTCCCGGATTTGGCACCGGAGATGTTCATGCGGGACTGCCGAAGGCAACGCTTGATTTTGCCGAATTGCGGCGGCGGGCGGAAAGCACGGGTTGACGCGCACAGGCCGGCATACGCGGCGTGGACCAAGCCCGCTCGGTTGATTACGTCATTGCAGGGGCTATCATGGCCGACATCGAAACCAGCGTCGTCATCAGCGCCCAAACCGACGATCTCCAATCCGGTATGGAGGCTGCATCCAACGCCGTCCAGGTGGCCACGGACGCAATGCGTGCCCAGCTCGCCGGTCTGGGAATTGCCGCCCAGCAGGCACAATCCCAGATCAACAGTGCTACATCGCAAGTCGGATCCAGCATTGGCGCTCTCCAGTCACAGGCCGCAGGCCTCGCTGGGTCGGTTGGCGATAGCCTAACGCCAAACAGCCGTACGGATGGCAGCAATGCCGGACAGAGAGCGGGGCGGCCAAACCCGACCGCTTCCGCTCGTATGGGGGCCGGTTCCGCCAGCTTGTCGGTGTGGCGCGGAGAGCTGCAGGAGCAGCTGCTGGCCGAGCAAAGTTTCTTTGGCCAGTCAAAGACCGAAGAACTGGCGTTTTGGCAGGACAAGCTCGCACTCACCGAGTCCGGATCTACTGCCCGCTTCGCGGTCGAGCGCAACATTTACGAGCTCGAAAAACAGCTCGCCGTGCAGGCCGAACGCGACAGGCTCCAAGAGATCAACGCCGACCAAAAGATCGCCGATGCGAAATTCGCCAACTACAAAGCGGCGATCAATGATCAGGCCGCGCTGGGCCAAATTTCGGCGACCGAACAGGTCCGTCAGGAACAAGACCTGCTCGACCTCAAGTGGTCTTATGATCAAGCTTATTACGAGAAGAAGCTGGACGCGGCGCAAGGCGACGTTCGGACTCAGCAAAAGCTGATCGAAGAGCAGGAGCTCGCCTACGAGAAATATGTCGGCCAAGTCCAAGCGTTGGACACAAAAATGGCCGAGGCAAACAAAAGATCGTGGGATGACCTGGTGGCGCCGGTCGAGCGAGCCATCGATACCTCGGTAACCGGCATCATCCTGGGCACGACCACTGTGCAAAAGGCGTTGGCGAACCTGGCTCAATCGATTATCGCCGAGTTCGTGAATTCCGCGGTAAAGGGGGTTTTCGGCCAAATCGGCAATTTCCTCGGCGCCGGCCTCTTGGGCGGCGGAAATCAGGACTTCTCCGGCGGCGTCACCGGCGCCGGCGAGGAAATACTGGGGGGCGGTATCGCCGAATTGGGCGGCGGGGCCGCTTCAGCAGGCATCTTTGGCAGCTTGTTCAAAGGGATCGGCACTTTGTTTGGCTTCGAGCACGGTGGCATTGTGCCTAGCGCGCAGGGGGGATGGGCTGTGCCGAGCCTCGGTCCAGGAGGCGTGTTGGCCCAACTGCACAGCAATGAAATGGTGCTGCCCGCAAATATCTCGCAAGGGCTGCAGGACTTGATAGCAACCCCCGCCGGTGCCAACGGGGGCAGTGGGGGCACGCCGGTCGTCGTTAACTTCGGCGTATCGGCAATGGATAGCCAGGATGTCGCACGCTTCTTTCGTAGTAACGGCGGCGCGCTGGTTGCGGCGATCAACAATGCGATGCGCAACGGATCGATGCTGCGGACGAGCTGATGGCAGACATAGGCGTTTTCCCGTCATTGCCCGGTCTCGCATGGAGCGTCACCAAGACTCCGACCTTCCAGACCCGCATTCAGCGGGCAGTGTCGGGCCGGGAATTGCGGGCACTCGATTACCCTTATCCGCTTTGGCAGTTCACGCTGATATTTGATTTGCTGCGCGACAACCCGGCGGCCGGCTACGACGAGCTGCGAACTCTGATGGGGTTTTTTATGCTCTGTCAGGGGGCGTTTGGCACGTTTCTGTTTCGCGACCCGAGCGACGATCGGGTCACCGGGCAGCAGATCGGGGCCGGCAACGCCAGTACCAACGTCTTCCAATTGCAGAGAGCCATGGGCTCGACCTTGCCCAGCGGCGGTTTTCTCGAGCCAATTGTAGCGCCAGACATCGTTAGCGCGATCTACCTCGACGGTATCACCCAAAGCCCGGCAAGCTACACAGTTGATGCCAACACCGGATTGGTGACGTTCAATACTCCACCCAGCAGCGGGCAGATGGTCACCGCCGACTACAGCTATTTCTTCCGCTGCCGGTTTATCGACGACAGCTATCCGTTCGAGAATTTCATGTATCGGCTCTGGCAGCTCAAAAAGCTGAGCTTCATTTCGGTGCGGCCGTGAAGCCTGCATCAGCCCCCTTGATTGCATTGCTCAACAGCGGTGAGCAATTCATTATGGCCGACCTCTATACCTTCACCTTGGCCGGCGGCGCGACGGTCCTGCGCTACTCGGCGGCGCCGACGGCTCTCCTCGCCAATGGGCACACGTTCGTGTCCGGGCCGAAATTCGAGCGCTCAAAGACCAAGGCGGTGATCGGAACCCAGGTCGACGAGCTCGACATCAAGATCTACCCAGAGGCAACCGACCTTGTCGGCTCCACACAGTTCCTCAAGGCAACATGGCAGGGTCAATTCGACGGGGCACTGGTGCAATTGGAAAGAGCTTTTATGGGTGCCGAAACCGGCGGATACGGCGACACCAGCGCTGGAACCGTAATTCTGTTCTCCGGCCGCGTCTCGGACGTCGATTGCAGTCGCACCGGTATCGAGATGAAATGTCGCTCGCACCTCGAACTCCTCAATATCCAGATGCCGAGGCGGCTGTGGCAATCAGGCTGCACGCATGTCTTCGGCGATGCGATGTGCCTGTTCGACCGGTCGAGCCTAGCGGCAACATTCGCCGCCGCTGGTGGTTCGACGACGACCGTGATCCAGGGTGCACCGGTAACGGCCACACCCTACGCGCAGGGCACGGTCATCGGCGTGACCGGCGCCAATGCCGGCGCTAGCCGCACGATATCGTCCTTTGCCAGCGGCGGTGGGGTAACGGTCAAGCTTGCCTTTTTGTCACCCGTCAACATCGGTGACCAATTCCAGTTACTGCCGGGTTGCGATCGCACGCTCGCGACCTGCACCAACATCTTCAACAACGCGGTTCATTTTGGTGGTTTTCCGTACATCCCGACCCCGGAGACCGCAGTATGACAGGCCATGAAATAGATCCGCGGCGGCTTGCGGTCATAGAGGAAGCCCGCAGCTGGCTGGGGACGCCCTATCACCATATGGGCCGGGTCAAGGGTGCCGGCACGGATTGTCTGATGGTGCTGGCCGAAATCTATGCCGCAGCTGGCGTCGTCCCGCACATCGAAGTCCCCTTCTATTCGCCGGACTGGCACCTGCATCGCGAAGCCGAGCGCTATCTCGAAGGCGTGATGCGGTACGCCGGCGAGACCCCTGGCCTGCCGCAGCCTGGCGACGTCGCACTCTTCAAGTTCGGCCGTTGCTTTGCTCATGGCGCGATCGTCATCTCATGGCCTCGACTGATCCACGCTTGGCATAGTGCCGGCGTGCTCTACGCTGACGCCGAGCAGCCCCAGCTCGTGGGGCGCCCAGTACGCTTTTTTGACCCGTTTCTCTGATGGGCGGAATTCTCGGCGGCGGCTCGAACGCTAAGCAGCAGCGCGCGGTCGGCTCGCTGCAGTTTCAGACCTCTCAGGCGGGCGGTGTGATCCCGCTGATCTACGGCGCGAACAAAGTCAGCCCCAATCTGCTCGACTACGACGATTTCCGTGCAACCGCCTCCAAACAAGGCGGTGCAAAGGGCAAAGGCGGCGGTGGCGGCAAGGGTGGCGGACAGCAGTACACGTATTCGGCCTCGTTCATCATGGGGGTCTGCCAAGGCCCGATCGCTGGCTTCGGCATCGCCTGGTGGGATAAGAATGTCGGCACCGTCGCCGGGCTACCGAGCATTTCGAGCATCAATTTGGGCACTGACGGACAGGCAATCGATGCTTATTGGTCGAGCGCCCATGACGCAAAGGCGATCGCCTATTCGGGCACTGCGAACATCGTCTTTGATGACTACCAACTCGGCAATACCGCGACACTGCCAAACTTTAACTTCGAAGTGATGGGGGTCGGCTCCGGCGCACCCAGTGGCTCACCCAACGGCTATGACGCCAACCCGGCGCAGATCGTTCAAGATTTTTTGACAAACCCGCGCTACGGAGCGAATTTTCCGTCAGCCAATCTCGACCCGGCGGTGACCTCCGACGATCCTTCGTCCTATGCGAGCTATTGCGCAGCAGTGGGCCTATTCCTGTCGCCGCTTCTCGACCAGCAGCAAGAGGCGCAGCAATCGCTAGCCGAAATCACCAAGCTGACCAACAGTGCGATCGTGTGGTCCGGCGCACTGTTGAAGATCGTTCCTTATGGCGACCACCCGGTCACAAACGCCTTCACCTTGGCGAGCTTTGTCGGGGTGCCATCGCAAGCCGGCGGCGATACGATTAGCCTGGTTTTTACCGATCCTGCCCTTAACGGCGGCGCCCCCTACCCAGTTACTTACACGACGACGGCCAGTCTGCAGATGCCGGGAGCCGTAGGCGGGCTCGCCCACGCTGTCAACTCGGATCCCAGCCTTGCCGCCTTCGGCATATTCGCATCCGGTGGCGGCACCAGCGGCGTCATGGTCATCCAGTCCAATCCGACCGGCAACACTACGGTAAGCCAGTCGGGTGGTGGTGGGATCGCTGCCGGCGTGATTGGTGCGACGGTGACCAATACATTTACACCCAATACAACCCCGGTCTACAGCCTCAGCGAGGACGACTTTATCGTTCAGCAATCGAGTGTCGGGATCAATATCGGTGCGGCGCCCGGCGGTCCGGGGCTGCGGTCCGGCGCGACCCCGGTAACCGGAGGCTTTAGCGGCGACCCGCTACACATAATGCGCTCGACGCCGGCAGACGCTAACAACATGGTTGAAGTCGAGTGCCTCGACCGGCAAAACAACTACAATACCGCGGTTGCTGAGGCTTCCGATCAAGGCTCGATTGATCTCTACGGACTGCGGCGCGACACCAGCACCAAAGCCCGGCTGATCACCGATCCGCTTTATGTCGGCGGTATGGTCGCCCAACTGCTGTTACAGCGCCAGCTGCTTTACCGCAACACATATACCTTTCAGCTAGGCTGGAAATACATCCTGCTAGAGCCGATGGATCTGGTGCAGATCACCGATTTGCGCCTGGGAGCCAATGCCTTGACAGTGCGGATCACTGCCGTCGAGGAAGACGACGAAGGCATGCTGTCAGTCACTGCGGAAGACTTCTTTGGGGCCTATTCCTCGAGCGTGCTCTATCCACCGGCCAACTATGCGCCGACCGCTTCGCCGTCGGTCCTCGGTGTCGGCGGTGGGACTGCCCTCCCGGTGATGAAACAAGCGAGTGGCAGCGCTGTCGGCGGGTTCGTGCCGAACTGGAGTGCGCCGCCGGGCAATGCGAACGCACCGCTGATTTTCGAGCCACCGTCAGCTCTGCTATCGGGCGATCTTGAAATCTGGATTGCACTCTCGGGCGGTCCGAATTGGGGCGGCGCGCAGGTTTGGATTTCGAGCGACGATCATTCTTATGCGTTTGCAGGCGCAGTCTCTGGTCCGGCGACCCAGGGCGTTCTGACCGCAACCCTCGGCAATAGCGGCGGCAACCCGGATACCGTCGACACCTGCTCGGTCGATGTGAGCGAGAGTCGGGGTCAGTTGCTCTCGGTCTCGGCGACAGACGCGGCAAACCTCGTCACACTGTGCTATTTAGGCGGCGAGCTCTTTGCCTATCAGAACGCAAGCCTGACGAGCGCCAATCATTATGATCTGACGGCACTCTACCGCGGCGCCTATGGCACGACGGCGGCGACCCATGATGCCGGAACGCAATTCGCCCGGATCGACCAGTCGGTCGGTCGGTTCTCCTATCCGAATACGCTGGTCGGCCAGGCGATATTTTTGAAATTTTTGTCGTTCAACATCGTGGGCGGCGCCTTACAGAACATTTCAGAGGTGTCCCCCTTTACCTACACGGTCACTGGCTCCGGCAAGGCATCGGTCGCAACCACGGTCAGTGGTTCCTTCGCCGGCCTGACAACGGCCAGCCTCGTCATTCAGCGCTATATCTTCGCCGGCACCGTTCTGTTCCCCGTCGGACTGACCGGCAGCCAGGGGACGGCTGGCGTCGCCGCCACGGCGCCCACGACCTACAGCATCAAGAAAAACGGATCGAATGTTGGAACCATGGTCTTCGCCGCCGGCGTGACGACTGCGACCTTTACCATGACTTCGGCGACGTCCTTCATGGCGGGTGACATTTTGACCGTCGTCGCGTCGGCATCGCCGGACGCTACTTTGGCGAACCTCGCTTGGACCTTTGTCGGATCGCAGTGAGCCGCAACTGCGTCTGGACGCTCCACAGCCACATGTTAGAGAGAGGCCTCCCGTGAAACTCGAATCATGGCACAGCAGCGAAGACAAGCGCCGCTGGAAGATCGTGCGGCTTAACGATTTCAAAGATGTCGAGGGCGAGATCGTCACCGCAGATGAAGAAACCGGTGAGTGCAGTGTGCGGGTCGGCGACGAAACCAAGACCCTAAGTCTTGGCCCGGGCGGGCTCAGGATCGTTGGGCGGGGAAGATGACCGATGACAAGCGGCTATGGCCAAGGTTTAGTCCGGAGATCAATTTCGGCCATCTGCTCCAGGCGGCCGTCATCCTGGTAACCATCGGCGGCGGGGCGATCACCAGCTATTTGAGCCTTCGGTCGGATATTCAACAGGTGCGCGCCGATCTGACCGTCAAGGTCAGCGAACATGAACTGCGCATCGCGACGATCGAGCACGCGATCGACGATCAGCATCGCGAGGGGCGCGAGTTTCAAGCCGAAATGCGTTCGTCGATCTCTCGCGTAACCGACATACTGAACGATGTGCGGGTACAGCTCGGACGCCGACTGCAGCCCCATGGTTGA